TAAAATTCTCACATCTTTCTACGAGTAGTTTCAGCGCTACTTTTAAAATACGACTACTATCATAATAATGACAACTCTTAATACTAAAATCATATACATTGGACTCATCATTGTCATCCCGATAATAATATCTTTCTGCCTCTCTTAACTTAAACTTACGAGAATAAGTTTCAACTTCACTCTGTTCTACATTATCAAGTTTAATACGATCCATTAATACACTATCAACTAATTTATCATCTATTTTAAATGAATAGGTCGCCTGTGATACACCTTGAAATTTAGCATCTTCAGAACCATAACCCACAGATAAGGAACCATAAAAATGTAATTCTTGATAATTATCTTCTGTATTTGTTTGTTTAAGTTCTGTAATCATACAATAATGTTCTTGACCTCTGAACTCAAAAGGTCTAAAAATTTTATCTTTTTCTGTCTGTGATAACGGTTTATTCAGATCATAATTATCTAAATCAGTTTTACTTAACTTATCTCTGATAATTTTTTCATCTTCGTGAGATAAATCATATGAATCATCAAATAGTTTTTCTAAGCGTTCACTTAAACCAGAATTTAGTGGATAAATTTCAATATCATTCATTGTTACAAATTTAAAAGGTTCTTTCCCATCATGCTTCACTTTACATTCAAATAAATGATTTCTCATATATTTTTCAGGATCAATATAATATGGCATAAATGATATACGATGTGTTAACATCTCGTTGTGTAAGGATGATTCATTGGTCACCATAATTAAATCATTGTTTTCTCCGTTCGGATAGAGTTTAAAACCGACTGTCGGAATATCCGTGAGTAGAGTTCGGCGAATAGCATTCACTAAAGATTTATCAAAACCATACTCATCATTTCCCGATAAGACAAATCTTAATTCGGCGTCTTCAACGCGAATATCAGAATACTTAGGAGTGAATTTCATTGTATCAGTCATATTATAAGTTATTACTTATATAATTATTTTTAAATAATCAAATTTTTAAAAAACTAATTAAAAAATCATATGCCATCCATGTGCCCCCCCGCACCCGCTTTAGCGCCAACCGGACCACTTGAGGCGCTTGGGGCTGGTTGAAGATCAGGTGGCTTGTATTTTATAGCATTTCCTTCTAGGATTTTTAAATTTCCTTCTAATAGCAAGTATTTTTGTTTACGACCAAATTTTCCTTCTCTTTGAGTGCCTATCACTTTATAACGCCCTCGCCCGTTCAATCTCCGCTGTGAGTTCCCTTGGGTTCCTGGTCTCCCGTCCATATTTCTTATTAATTGATTCGGAGCAGATACAGCTGTGTATATTTCATCTCCTACCCTTATAGAGTTATTACTCCTTAATTTATTTCTTATCCCTTCGCCTAGATAACCACCTTTTTTCATCCGCGATTTTCTTTTGGTTCTTTTATTATTAATCCTGCTTCTTTTAACGCGATTAGTTCTTCTACGACTTATTCTTTTAACCTTCCGTGTCCTCCTCATTTTATATTATTATGTAGATAATATTATAATGAATATATATCCATTTTTAGAAAGGAAAGATACTATGAATCATAATGGTGTATCCCTAATCGTTGTAACCTCGCCTATTCCTAGTCATCCATCGACATCCCTAATAGATGTAGCTATAGAATCGGTTTTAAAGATGAAATATCCCTTTTCAGAAATGATAATATCCTATGATAAAGATAGAAAGAATACTTCATCATATAAAACGTATAAGAAACGAATGAAATCTAAATATCCCCAGTTTAAACATCTTGAATTAGATAAACATGGACACTTCATAGGAACATTTCATAATGCTCTAAATCATTGTAAAACTAAATATTTCTTCCTCTTACAACACGATATTAGTTTAGAAGGAATCTTTCCTATCCAAGAATGTTTAAAGACAGATTTACCCTGGAATATTATAGCGACTCATCATTTTAAAGAAGATAAACCTCCTAAAACTCACTGGTTCCCTATTATGAAGATTACAAAAGATAAAAATTTATTGAAGAGTTGGGGATGGTCTGAAAGAATTTTCTTATCAAAGCGAGATTGGATGATGGATAAGATATATGAATATTATCATAAAGGAAAGACTAAAAATTTCATTGAGAGTATTTTTCACAAAGAGTTTGATAAATTATGGAAGAAGACACAAGGTATCAAAACGTTTCATGATATCTCAACGGAACCTAAGTTCATGAAAGTTTATAATGAATTCTGGAATGAATGGAAAATATATAATTTGAAGGGTTCTGTAGCTTATCATGTTCATTTACACGGTCGTACAGCTAAACGTAAGCAAAAAAAGATTACAAAGCGTAAAACAAAAAGAAAATCTAAGAGATAAGTATAATGAGTAAAGTAAATTGATCGGAGAATGGAAAGGAAAATTAACTATATACGGAATCTCTAAGGAACGTAAGATTCAAATATTTAAAGTGAAGAATCAGAAAAATAAAATAGAGAATTATGGTAGTTAAGAAATAGAGAATTATGGTAGTTAAGAAATAAGTTTAATCATTTAAAAATTTGTATTTTCTATTACTAATAAATGTCTGATAGAGTTTTATTTATTAGCGGTCGTTGTGATCATTGTAAAAAAATATTAGTTGGTATACAACAGCATTCATTTTTAAAGCCTTTATTTAAGATAGTGAATGTAGATTCACAACCTTATCCGAATTATGTGAAAACAGTTCCTTCCATTTTGATAAATGGTCAGATTATCAGTGGGCAAACTGTCTTTGAGTATTTTGGTAAACTAGTTGAAGGAAAGAAATCTCAAGAAGAGAGAGTTGAGAATGATGATGCCAAAGAATCAGATCAAGGGCAATGTCGTATTAATGAGGATGGTGAGTTAGAAGGATATTGTGGTAGTTCAGGATTAGGTGGTTCGGGTGTAGAATTTTCAATGATTACTGAAGATAATGACGATTATACGAAAAAAACATATAAGATGGAGAGCGCCTACGATTTCTTAGATGGCTCAACGGGTGATATTCAAGCCCAAGTGAAATCAATGGAAGCCAAAGATGCCCAACTATCATCAAAACAAAAGAGTTTTGATAATGATATGGAAAGAATGCAGAGAGAAAGAGGTGAACAGATGGGTCAGCAGTCGGGACCTGGCGGCCAACGACCACCCATGGGTCAGGGTCCAGGTCAGGGTCAAGGTCAGGGTCCCGGACCCATGGGTGGTCAAAATATGATGAGATAATGATGAGATAAAAAATATATTTTATATATATTTAATATATATAATGCCGAAAAAAGCAACAGCAAATGGTAAAGAGTTAGCTAATAATATAGATGATCGTGGTCGTATTGTAGATCCAATTAGTTTGGAAGCAATAGATAAGAATCCCGGTAAATCCTTAGTATTAGATAGATATGCTTTTAACATAGATACTTTAAAAGATGTATTTAAGGGTGTAGTTGATGATAGATTCAATATTATTAATTTTAATATAGCCGATTGGGATGAATTTTTTATTGGCGTTGAAGTCCAGAATATTTTCAATAATCAAGGAGGTCCTCTAAGATTCATTAATATCAACGCAGAGGGAGTCTTAGACGATTTAAAACAATTATATCTCGCATTTGGTGGAGGGGAATATTTAAGCGACACTATATATAATACAAGATCAAATGATTTAGGCGTTATAGAACCGATAGTATGGGGAGCAGCCTTAAGAAAAAAAAGAAGATCTAAGAAACCCAAGAAACCCAAGAAACCTAAGAAAACGAAACGGAAAAGAAGAAAAAGAAGAAAAAAATCTAAAATGCGTTAAACTATTTAAAATATTGTAAATTCTTACTTTAATATATATGACCGAGGTTGAGGCAAAACTATTCAGTCTTTTTTCTGATTTTATTCGTGATTTATCAAAAGTATTTCCCGAAATAAAGAATTCATTGTATCGGAACTATGAAGATTGTTTGACAGATACAGATGAAAAATGTTTATGTGATTTCCCCAAGGTAAAGCGATTCTTAGAATTGATTGGTGATTATGAAAAATATATCGTTGATAAAAATTTAGAATTTTTTGATTTGGAGGTAGAATTCCTTGAAGAAATATCCTTTCATAAATTATGGGAAAAGAATATTTCAAATAAGACGAGAGAATCAATTTGGAAATATTTACAGACGTTTCAGTTGATCAGTATCAATATTAAAAGCGGTGAGAAACTCAATGCGGTTTTAGATGATGTCTTAAATGGTTCTAAAATGGAAAAATCTGCGATGAAAGATTTAAAAAATATGAAAAAATTAAGTGAAGGAGTACAGAGTCAAAGTGTACCCGAAGGAGAAAATGAATTAGATGATATGTTAGGTGGATTAATGGATAGTGGTATTGGTGATATCGCGAAAGAGGTCGCTAAAAATTTGGATGTTGAGAGTATGTTTGGTGGAATAGATGAAAATAGTAACCCAATGGAATTGATGGCTCAATTAATGAATCCCGATAAGATGTCTTCAATCTTCAATAATATCAATTCCGTAATGGAGCAGAAGATGGCTACAGGTGAGTTAAGTAAAGATGATCTTAAAAACGAGGCCGAGGGAATGATGGGTCAGATGGGCTCAAATCCCATGTTTAAGAATATGATGCAACAGATGGGTGCTAATGAAGGTGCTAATGAAGGTGCTAATGAAGGTGCTAATGAAGAAGTTAAAGAAGGTGCTAATGAAGAAGTTAAAGAAGAATTAACTAGAGAAGAGAAAAAAAAACTATTGAGAGAAAAGATTAAAGAAAAAAAAGATAATAGATAAATTAAATATTAAATATAGTATAAATGGAAGATACTGGAAAATGGTGGCAAGGTATTATTGATCGAATCACTGGTTATCTGATGAAAGATATTAAGATCACTGATGAAGAGTTAGAGAGTGACAAACAACAGGTTATTCGGCAACTAGAACTCGACGCTGCAGCTGATGAGTGGGAAGAGGTCTCCAGATTAGCTAAGAATGTAATAATATACGACAAATTGATTCAATTTAAGAAAGATATTACTGTCGCAGATGTTGAAAAGACGGCTGAAGGAATGAAGGAGGTTTTAGATGCAGAATTTAATCCGGGTACGCCTGGACAGAGTGATCATGAGCAGTTTTTAAAAAATGTTGCCGCCTTAGCACCGCCCGCGGATCTTGAAGATTTTAGCGAGTTTGGTGCGATGAAACCGAAATCTAAACGGCGTAAATCTAAACGGCGTAAATCAAAGAAGCGTAAATCTAAAAGGCGTAAATCTAAAAAGAGCAAGCGGAGCAGTAAAAAATCTAGAAGACGTAGATAAATTAAATTCTAATAATAAATTATTTTTATAAGATATAGTAAAAAGATGATAACAACTCCTTTTTGGTATAATGATCCGACGATATTATTCAGTCAAGATTCTATTACAGAGATTTTCCCGTCAAAACGATTTGATATTTTAAGAAAGTTAAATGCGATTGTAAGATTATCTGTTTTGTATACAATAATAATGTATCTCATGAAGAAGGAACAAAAATATTTAATTATTCCTTTAATTATCATGGGTATTACGTGGATGGTATGGTATAAACAAGATGATATTCATACCGATACTATTCTAAAAGATTCCATGAGTGATAAACTTGACGATTTAGTTAAAATAAATGATTTGAATACCGAATGTAGAGTTCCTGATAAAGAAAATCCTTTTATGAATCCCGTATTATCAGATTATGGTTCTAATAAATCGCCTCCGCCTAAATCGTGTCCTTCCTATAATAATAAGGGTGTTCAGAGAAGAGTAGAAGAATTATTTAATGAAGATTTATACAGGGACGCCAATGATATTTTTGGTAAAAATAATAGTCAAAGACAATTCTATACTGTTCCAGGTAATAAAGTTCCAAATGATCAAGGTAATTTTGCACAGTGGTTATACGGAACACCCCCTACTTGTAAAGAAGGTAATAAAATTGCTTGCTTAAATGATATGGGTAATTCTGGAGGCGCGTCAAAGTAATTTTAATTATCATATTTTTTTTATTATTTATCAATATAATAAATGACAGAAGTTTTAGGAAATAATGGTTACAATGGATATGTTGCTGGTAATCCTCCACCTCAGCTCCAGGACTGTGGGAAAGCCGAAACAAATAAGGATAATTTTCAGCTCTTCAAAAAAGCGAGCATCAGAGCCGACCAATTAACAATGGATTTGGATGTTATGCAGTCTCAGGGTCCAGGTTATTATCATTTAGATAATCAATTTGCTTGTGAATGTGGTTTAAAAGAAGCTCAGAGTATCCAGACTTCTCAGCCAGGTATTCATTTAAAAGGTGGTTTTGGTTGGTCGGGTGAAAAGGGATGTTTAGTTGATAATGATTCTAATTTGAGACAAGATAAGAATAGACTAACCAATGATAGACAAATCAATCAGATCTTTGAAAGACTTTCAGCGACTACGCCTAATTTGACTAAGGGGTATTATGATGTTGATACTGAATCAATCATTAGACCCGGTGAATTTGCGAGCGATCAGAAACCATGTATTGGGAATAGTGAGATTACTTATGGAAATTACTTCTTACCGATGATACCTAAGTTGAAGGCCGAGGTTCAGGATAAGAAACATATTATCCCCGAAGATTCTAAACAGGATTGGGTTAGAGGTGGATTACCCACCAGACAGATGGTCCGTAATCAAGATTATTTGAGAAGATGTCAAGAAAAGACATTTGGATCGTAGATTAAATTTATCGTTTAATTTTTTTATAATATTCATAATATATATGAATAATTTAGATAACGGATCTCTTAAATATGAGAGCAGTAATTTATTTACCTCAGGGCCAGGCGAATATCAGTTAAATGAAAAGAGAAATCAAATTAGTTATCCCTGGGCGCCATCCTTAATCCTACAAAAGAATGGCGGTTCATTGATGGATGAAAATTTCTTTGATACAGAATCTGAAATAAAAAATATTACAAGAAAGTTAAGTAATAATCCCAAAGAACAATATATTCCGGGCGCAGAAGGTGAGGAGAAAAAGATGTTAAATTTTAAAGATGGTGGTTATCATCAGATGAGTAGTCGTTTAACAAATAATGCTTTTGAGTTAAAAGGTATTGGTATTAATAGATGGGAACCGTTATTTTTTGATCCTCAAAAAAATTCTATTGAACCATTTAGAAGAATTGGTGATAATACAGTTTTAAGTACCTTAGATCAGCATGTAACTGAATGTGGAAATATATAAGTTACTACCAGAATTAATATAAAAATTAATATAAAATTAATATAAATTTGATTTAAAATTAATATATATCATTATAACAAATATATATTTATGGATGAAGTTGGAGATGAAGAATATAATGGTGACGAATATGATGTTACGGAAATTGTAGTTGAGGATAATGACGATAAAGCGATGATTGATATATTAAGAAAATATAATAAACATAAGAAAACTTATAAAACCACACCCGTATTGACTAAATATGAAAAATGTAGGGTTCTCTCAGAAAGAGCGAATCAAATCAATTGTGGTAGTCAGATTTATATTTCTAATTCAGGAGATTATTCAAATGCATATGATATCGCCGTTAAAGAATATAGTGAAAAACGTATTCCTTTTATAATTAAACGACCCTATGGGAATACTTTTGAATATTGGAAATTAAAGGATTTATACTAAAAAAATTATATTTATACCTATTATAAATGAGTATTCTTAAAGACCTTGTAAATACTGTGAAAAAATATTGCGATGATGATGTTTGTTTAATGATTCTTTTTATCTTGGTGGGACTTGGTTTATGTTATTTATTTAAAGATCAAATTAGTGGGTTTTCTAACTTTGCTTCTTTCGGTGATGAGGGGGGATCTGGTCCCGGATCAGGTCCCGGATCTGGTCCTTCACATATGAATATGCCAGATCATGACTCTGGAATCAAAAATGAACCTGTAGTGGGTGTTCAGTTAAAACCGAGAAAACCCGAACCCACTCCTTCTACAAAAAGAGCATTAGAAGTAATGTCTCAGAAAGCACCTGTTGAAAGAAAGATGATTCATCAAAAGAACGGTTTATTAGTACAAGATTCAATGGTGTTCAAACCTTTTGATGAAGTATGGAATCCGGGTTTTATGCCTCTAGATATGGTATTTAAAAATGTAAATAAATCAAATACCAATATAATGGGTCAACCTATGGGACCCGATAGACCTATGGGTCCTTCACCTATGGGCCCTTCACCTATGGGACCTTCACCTATGGCCCAGCCATCTGGTCCTTCACCTATGGCCCAGCCATCTGGTCCTTCACCTACGGCAGGTGGCAATTCCGTTAATTTAGTATTAATATATGCCCCTTGGTGTGGTCACTCTAAGCGGATGTTACCCGATTATGAACGTCTTAAATCAGAATTTGATGGCAAAAATATAAACGGCAAAAATATAAATATCTCAATGTATACAGATGAAGATAAAGATAAAGTCAAAGAATATGGGGTGAAGGGTTTTCCCAGTTTATTTATTGAAAAAGATGGTAATAGGGAATCATTCCCTCATAGAACTTATGAAAAAATGAGTAATTATTTAAATAGTCTCTAAGACCACTGTTTCGTAATTGTATATTTATTATTTTTTGTATCAACATCATTGTTATTCTCATCACCATTCTTAATATTGTTGTCAGAATAGTTCCAATGATCGGGGCTACATAATTTAAAATCATCGTGATTCTCGGCTTTATACCAGAATACTTGATCTGTTAATTTATTTGATTTCGCATTATTATGAACAACTAAACATTCATAATTTTCAGTACACTGATCCATAACTTGGCAAAACATCTCAAAGTTAGGAAACATACCCGCATAATGTTCATATAATCTCTTGCGATTTGAAACGTAATTTTCTCTTAAGATAAATACATAATCTATATTTGTTCTTAAATTAGGTGGGATACCTAAAGCATATTGCATAGTTATCATAAATAAAATCTTGAAATGACGACCATTCATAAATAAACTTCTTACATTTTTATCCTTAGTCCATGAATTATCATAAAGACAATCATCAAAAACAAGGAAAGCACGAGGATCTGTTGCGACGTTATCTTTTTGTCTATCTATCATCATTCTTTGTCTTTTTAAAAGTCTCTCTACAATTCCAGGATCAAATTCATCATAAATGAATAATTTAGGAACCATTTTACCATAAAAAGAATTAGCAGCTTCGGTTCCAGAAATAACTTGGCCAGCAGGAATACCAGTATGATGTGCTAAAATATCTTTACATAAAAATGATTTACCTGTATCTCTTTTACCTATTAGGACAATGACTTTATCATCTTTAATTTCGCGAATATCAAAGCGTTTTAATTGTATCTCCATTATATATATTAATGTATAAAATCTTAGAGATTTAAACATAAGTTTAAAACTTTTATTTTTTGTAATCCTCTCAATTAATATGAATTCTGAAATTTTATTCTATAAGTGGTCAACCAGGGATTATAAAAAGTTTTATTCATCGGTTAGAGAAATATTGGATATGAAATCATTACAGTTTTATATGCCTTTTTTTTCTCTTTATTTTTATATTCATAATAAGCCAAACGCGAATCATAAAATAGATATGAAAAGAAATTTTTATCTTAAAGAGATCACTGAAATTACGAAAAGTAGATATTATAACTCAAACATGTTCTTAAAAGGATATGTTTACAATGAAAAGAAGAATATCACCTTAGAAAAAGAATTCTTTTGTAAAAGTATACCTCTTTTAGATCCTATTCATATTATCAATAATAATTACAATTTAGTCAATCATAATAATTATCATTTACCGAGTAACTATAATCATAATACTTTTTACAAGATTAATGATATCAATAATACAGCATATATAGATGTATTATGTAGTTTTCTTTTCGGTAATTTAACATATCATAAAAAAAGTCCAGCATTTGCTCTCTTCTACGGTTCTGTAAATGGTATCGGTGATTATAATTACGATTTAACCGAGGATTATGATGATATTAAAAATGATAAATGTTTCAATGAAAACATAGATAAAGGATTTAAACTGGAGATTTATGTTTCAGATGAAGAAGAATCAGATAATGAAGAATCAGATAATGATTCAAATAATGAAGAATCAGATAATGATTCAAATAAAGAAGAATCTGATAATGATTCAAATAAAGAAGATAGTTTTGATGATTGTATTGCTAAATTAACGAAGATTCCGACTCAATTGTTATTCATTGAAAAATTAGAAGGAACTCTTGAAGATTTATTAGATGAAAATATAGATGAAGAAACGTTGACTTCTTGTATTTTCCAAATATCATTTGCCCTGACTTATCTACAAAAACATTATCACTTTACTCATAATGATTTACATATTAATAATGTAATGTTTTTAAAGACTGAAAGTAAATATCTTTATTACAAATATAATAATCTTTATTATAGAGTTCCTTGCCATGGTTATATCTTTAAGATTATAGATTTCGGTAGAGCGATCTTTACATATCATAATAAAGTTTATATGAATGATGTCTTTTCTAATTATGGTGAAGCGGGGGGACAATATACATATCCCGATCAAGTAAAATTTAAGATTGAAAGAGAGAGACGATATATTAATCCTAATTATCATTTTGATCTTTGTCGTTTAAGTATGACTATCATAGAAGAACTTGATTCAGATCACTATTCAGAAAAATTCTTAAAATTTTTGAATCATATGTGTACAAATAACTGTGACTTAAGTTTCTGTGATATGCCGGATGATTTCTATCTTTATAAGAGCATCGCAAGAGACGCTTGTAATTGCTTACCTAGAGAAATTATAACGAATGATATTTTTAAATCATATCGTGTTAAAAAGAAAGTATTTCCTAGGAAATCATTTTATACACTTTAATTACTATAAAAGACTAATGTATATCTTTCACCTTTAAAAGGACAGGTTTCATGAGGATATTTTGAACCATCAAACGTATTAAATTTACCTTTAATATCGTGTTTCACTGGATTCTCTTCATTTTCATCAAAGATAGTTAACTCGCCACCTGTATAATTACCTAAACCGACTATATAAGAAACACCTGTATTTTTAGCATCTCTATGTCTCGCTGCCCTATGATTCTTATTATACTGAATAGATGTGAATTTAAATTTGGGATCTTTCAATCTCATTAGTCTTTTTGTTTCCTTAAACATTTTTTTATATTTAGGTTCTCGTGTTTTCATAGATAACATCTTACGATAGCCTGATCTAGATCCTTTACCCGCCCACGAAGTAACTATTCCTAGAACGAATCCTTCATAACCAGAAAATCCGGCATCTACATGACTCTGTCTTAATACATTGGGTCTTTTGGTTTTTGGCCAACTTAATTCTCTTAACATTTTTAAGATTAGCTTCTTCTGTGACTCTAGAGTAACTTTTTTTTTCTTGGTCCTGGCCCGAGATCTATTCCTAGATCTATTCCTATTTCTAACTGTTTTCTTTTTAGTTTTCATGTATATATTTTATATATATTTTAAAAAGGTGGTTTGGTATAATCATTCATTTTAGACGAAGACGATCCATCTAATCCAGAATTACTTACTAAACTCTGGGAACTATTATTAAAAAAATATAACATTATTGTACTTATAAAAATAATAATACTAAAAATAGTTAAATATTCATTCTTGCGATCACGTGAATCATATTTATCATCTGTGATGGCTACGTAACATCCTGTACTTAGGAATGATATACCCGTACCTACTAATAAGCATTGACCGAACATTTATTAAATGAATTAATATAATCTTTCTTTCTAAACTTAATGATAAATTATTTATTTATAAACTTATAATATAATATGATAGGTAAGTCTGTGAAAAAAAAGAGGAATAATAAAATGACTCAAACTAAAAGGCGAAAAACTAATGGCCGGAAAAAAACACGCCAAAAAAAAACACGCCAAAAAAAAACACGTCAAAAAAAAACACGCCAAAAAAACGTCAAAATTATAGGAGGCGCTGATGGGTTTGCTGCCGCAGCAGCTGAAACCTTGAAACGTCCCCCGCAACCGCCGCTGCCGCCCGCGCAGATGCAACTGTGGGGGGTGGCGGAGACGGAGAGAGTGGAGAAAGCGAGAGAAAGAGATTCCATGCTCCATCTCCAGCAGGAGAAAGAATTCTCTGCGCGCTTGACGTATGAGAAGAAATTCTCTCAGTGGGATTCGGACATGAAAAAAGCAGATGATGCATGTAGAGAAGCACGGGCTACCGCAAAGGATGCTTGTGATAGTGTGAAAAAGTTGGTTGAGAGTAGGCCGCAGCTCGCGAAAGGGGAGGCTCAACGGGAGGAAGAGGGAGGTGAGGGGTCCGTGACGGAGGGGTCCGTGACGGAGGGGGCCACCGATCCCGCGTGGGAGGCCGTGACGGAGGCCGTGACGGAGGATCCGGATGACACATATGATAGTTTAGAAAAGTGCAGGGTGAAGGGTGACTCGCTAGAAGATAGGATGAGACATATGAAGCAGGTGGCGGAGAAGTGGTCTAAGCAGCCCGAGAAGGTTCAGATGATGATGGATCTATATGACGAACGCCCGCATCGTCGGGACACTGACTATATCGCGAGTGTCACGGGGATTGATGAGCTGTACGTGTATAGGATCAAGATGGATGTGTACGGAAACGTGAAAGACTGCTTATGTTTAGAAAATAAAGATAAGAGATATTATTGTGTGCCGAAGTTTCATATTCGCGGGATGATGGCGGGGAGGGCGGTGGGGGCGAAAGAAAAGGCGGCGACCAACCCTGCGAATTATTATAAATATAACACGGACCAGCTCGCGGCAGATGAACCAGAGGAGGCGACTACTTGGAAAGATGTTTTAATAGGTGATATTGAAAACGAAGATTTAAATGGTCTTTTAACAATCATTGGAAAACTCGGCGCCATTTTTGAAAAAAATGATTCGGTGTCAACGTTTGTAAGTAATATTGAAGCTATACAGAAAGTGTCATCTTCATCACAACCCGCAGAGGAGGCCTGGAGAGAGAAAGTGATTGAAATATTAAGACAATTAATTTATATTTATTCTCTGAAATTAAATATAAAGGTGAGTACAGGCTATGATTGCACCGATGAAGAATGGCGTGGAATAAGAGAAGAGGTGGAAAAAATCAAGGAAGTGTTGGCTCTCAATCTCGGGAAGAGGGATGATGAGATGACCTCAAGGATCTCAGCCTTTTTTCAATACTTAAAAGAGAAAGGAAGATACGATATTATAATTGAAAATGATTTTTTGATGGATTTATTGAATTTAGAAATAAGCAAAGGATCCGCCGCCACCACCGCTGCGAAGGCCTCTGGGCAACCACCGTCGGCTAGCGGACCGACGGCGTACCAGGTTGATCTGGAGCGCCAGGCTGAGGAGCTGGGGCACCAGGCTGAACTGAAGCACCAGGATGAGGAGCTGGAGCGCCAGGCTGAACTGGAGCGCCAGGCTGGGGAGAGGAGGCGCCAGGTTGAACTGGAGCACCAGGCTGAGGAGCTGGCACGCCAGTCTGGTGCGCAGCAGCGCGCCGCGATCGCGGCGCGCGAGGCTGAGCTGGAGCGCGCGCGCGAGGCTGAGCTGGAGCGCCTAGACGACGACCTCTTCGGCAGTGCCATCTTTCACTCGGCCTAACTTATTCATTTATTTTTCTACTTCATTCGCATCTTCAAATAATGTAAACATTTTATCATTATTTGTTTCTATTTTAATACCCTTTTCTTCCACAATTTTTTTCACATCATCAAAGAAATTAGCCAAAGAAGAAGTTTCATCTATATCATCTTCATTTTTAACCGATACCATTTCTTTGCGTGGAGATTTGGGTTCTTGGATAGGATCATTAATAGATTTTGTTTCTTCAATGATCTGTAATGGTTTTACTATTGGATCGTTGACTGATTTAGTATTATTCATATTGGGATATAAATTATCAAATGAAAAGGATGATTTTTGGGTCTGATTCGGTTCTATAGGAGTCACGGTTGTCGCTAATACATCACTCTTAACTACATTTACCTCTTCACTTGGTTGCATATTAGTCATAAATTTCTTTAATTTATCATCTTCATGAGTATCTTTTTTATCATTTGTAATATCAACATTATCATATTTTATCTCTACTACTGGCGCGGGTGTTCCGGTTGTTCCTGTTATTTGGTCGGTCGCGGGCTCTGGAATATTGGGTTTATCCGAAGATCCGGGTACGTCAACCGGTATAGTGATATCATTTACGACTATATTTGAACATGCCTTTGATACTTGTTCTTCCGTTGGATCACCTGAAGAATTTATCACATCTGATACAACAGATACAACAGATACACCTAATTCATCTAGGGTTGAACTATCAGATTTAATAATCTCGGACATTTTATTCTCTAAATCTGAAATACTTTCGGAACTTTCTCTGACAATATTCGGACCTAGATCTATATCAGGCTGTTCCCTGTGATCTATATCAGGTTGATCTATAATTAATGATGGTTTGTCTACATTGTCTACATTGTCTACATTGTCTACATTGTCTACATTGTCTACATTGTCTACATT